TTTATCTTTATGTTCCGATAAAACTTCCTTGCTAAAGTAATCTTCAGGGTGATTTATTGCATCTTCGATTGAGTATACATCAGTATAATCGCATAGCTTTTTTAAGTTTTCTACAGTATAGTCATACTCAGTCGTTTTTTCATTTTCTATGCATGTTTTAAAGTCATATTTGTTAGCTTTGGCATGTAATGATGCACTATATTCATATAATTCATTATCATCGTCTAAATTTTTCAACCAAGTATGCTTTTCTTTTTTATAAAGTTCGTCAGTTAAAAATTTAAAATCTGAATGATCATAAAAAGCTTTGATCAGTAGTGGATTCGGTCCTTTATTAGCATATCTCTCAGCAACAAAACGACTGCCAAAATACAAACCGCGCCCATGGGCAGATTTTACTCTACCGCTTAGGTCTAGTTTCCCATTTCTGAAGTTATCCTTTAAGGTTTTTGACGTTATTTCTCCAGATTTACTATCACTTACACCACGGTATATGGTCTCTAATCCAACAATATCATTCTCATTGAGAATATTCGGTTTTCTATCATAGCCAATTCGTTCATATAAAAATCTTATGAATTTAGATTTCTCATCATCATACGGTTTTGAACGATCTGTCAATTTTTTATTTGCAGCTAATTCTAAAATATTTTTACCGGTTTCTTTCTCGTATTCTTCTGAAACCATTTTCAATCTTTTGGATACACTTAATATTCTTTCTTTGTCACCTATATTATCCTCCGTTAATGGGTAAAAGTCAAATGTTTTTATACCATTTTTTGATTCCTTAACAACGTCCTCACCATCCACATACTTGCTATACCACTCTTTATATGTCATATCAGCAGGGACTAGCTCGGTCTTCCCTGTTTCTGGATTTCTAGCTCTGCGCTTCAACTTGCTGTAGTCTGCGTCCTCGTCGTATGCGACAGTAGTAGACCTACACCAAGGGTGCATAGGCGGACAATTGACACCAGGGACAGCCTTATCCCTATCATAGACCTGATTATCATGCTCCTGGCAAATGCGTGATGTACGCTTGTCTAAAACGGCCACAAAGATATACTTCTCTATGTCTGCTTCTTCATAGCTGAGTAGTTCCATTTGGTTATGAAAGAAGGCTGATTCTGTCCGAACCAAACGCCTTGCATCATTCTGACCTACATTAAACCGCTCAGCGATTGCTTGTGCAGTTTCTCGTGTCCCCCGTCCTGTCATGAGGCTCATGAGAAGTTCATCTTTTATGCTTGAAGTAAGCTTCCCTGTATTCTTCCAGATGTCTGTAGAGTACGTGCTTCCGTCATCTAGCCAACTAAAAGACTGTAGATGTTTTATCTCGCTCTCAGGAAGCCCAGAAAATCCGTAGGCGAGCCCTGTCTGCTGCTGCAGGTCAAAGGTAGCCTTGTAGTAACTATCCTTCATCAGGTCGCTGTAAAAGGCGTCTGAGCCTGTCTTCTCCGAATAGTAGATAGATTCACGCATACGGTCTAAATCATCACTCAAACGCTCTAGTCGTTTCATACGGAAAGAATAAGCCGGACTGTCTAAGTCGGCCAGTAATCTTTGGATGTTCGGGTCATTCGGTCTTGCTTCAAGCACCTTGCGAAGTTCATTCAGCTCCTTCTTGTCTTTCATATTCTTCAAGACTTGTCTAGCATCTACCTGACTTAAACCATAATCACGTCGGAATTTATCGAAAATCTTATTGATTTCCTTATCCAAGTAAATCTTAGCTTCCTGATAGACCTTATCGAACTGGTCTGCTTGCTTTTCGGCCTTGTCCATCTGCTGGTAAATCAGATTGGCTTTCCTCTTCGCCCAATAGTCCTGATTCTTCATCTGCTACCTCATCTTCGGGTTTCGTGTTGTCTTGGTTAAACATCGGCATGTCTTCCATGTTCTTCTTTTTCTCTTCTTCCAAGGCTTCCAATTCAGCGTCAGGGTCTTCCACAAACGGCAAGAGAGAAATAAGCTGCCTGTTGGTCACTTTACCTTCCAAGTTGTTTACAATCTGAGAGATTTCCAGTAAGTTCTTAGGTAAACCACGGCTAAATTGTGGAACGATTGAATGAGACTCTAGAGCAATCTGCTTCATGCCCAAATAGTGAGTAAAAATCGCAATACGTTGTCTTAAACCACGCTTGTAGTTCGCTTCCTTAGTCTTGGTAATCATCTCAAGGCCCATTAGCTTGAATTCCATGGCTACGCCTGATGTGTTCCCTGCGAAGTTTTCATCAGTCAGGTTAGGCACATGGCTGAATGTGTAGATGTCCTCTTTCAGAGCTGTGCGCAAGATTTCAGTAGCACTTTCGTCCAGCGTGTTCTTCAAGAACTCAGCTCTTGCACTATCGCCCGGCAATTCCAAAAGACCTTCTTCAGAAAGAATCTTCATCGCTACCTTGGCATCTTCTGGCGTGTCTGCTAACTGCGTACCATACAAGACAAGGATAGACTCTACTGCCTGCTCCTTATCGTTGACACGGTTACCCATCAAGGAATTATAGGCATCAATCAAGCTAATCTGTTGCTCGTAGTCTCCAATCGCAAAATGATTGTTGCGATACTCAATAATTGGGATTTGGCCAAGGTTGTGAGGTTCTACTTGCTCATTCTGAGTTGTTCCTGAATCTGTACTTCTCAGGACCATGTGATAGTGTAGATTCTCTGTAAAGACCTCTGCTTGGTACTTAGTCGTGTCTTTTGTATCATCTTTAACTTGATAGTAGTAGACCGCAAACAAGGGCTTTCGCTCAATGCTATCATCGTAGACCATGAAGGTATTTTCTAGATCAATACTAGTTGAGTCCAACTCAGTCAATCCCTCTTTGGCATAGATGTACTCGTAAGCACGACCATAGATAGCCATGTTCAAAGCATTCTGAGCATCTACTTGGTCTATTTCAGCGCCATCAAAAGCTCTAAGTAGTTCATCAATATCACCTTCAGCGGTGTTATTGTACTTGATAGGATTGCCCATAAAATATCCTGTAGCTGTGTCTGCGATATCCTTGGCATGATTAGCTACCGTCTTGTAATTGGGTGCGTTCTCGTTGCGTCTCTTGTGATTTAAGATAGCATGCTCACCCAAGTAGTAGCTTTTTAAATTCTTCAAGCGTGAAGCTTCAGTGCTATGTTTCGTTATCAATTTATAAATCAGGTCTTTCTTCAAAGAACCCTCATCATATCCATCCCGTGGATAGGTTAAATATTGGTACATGTCTTTCCTCTCTATAGACCATAATCAGAACGTCTGCGGACGGTTGCTTTTGGTTGTGAATGTTGCGAGTAAATCGCATAACGCACTGCATCCAGCACGTCGTCATTCTCTTTCACTGGCTCGCCTGTCTTTTCGTTCCAGATGTACTGATAGACTTCATCTTTAAACTTGCTGACCTTGTTTGATACAACAAAAAAGCGCCCAGCTTTCATCAGCTTGGCTACTTCTTCAATACCAGACAAGACCGCTTTATTAGCGTTGAATGTCCTCAACTGCTCTCTTTGAAATCTAGCAACGTGTTCAGGTCGTGCGCTATCTGCCCAGAAAGTAATATTGCCATATCGTTCCTTGATATTTTTAGCAAGGTCTACCCAAAAATCAATCTCTTTGTATTGATGAGCGTGTTCTTCTAAGAGATAAACTGAACCGTAAGATGTTTCTCCAACGACTACAATAGAGCCAAAGTGTTCGTAACCCCAGTCAACACCAGCGTAGACCTTTGCAATGTCTTCTGGTACGTTATCCACAAACATATTCTCACTAAAATCACGATAGACCACACCTTCGCCAGTTACCCACAAACCAAGGATGTCTCTATCATAAAAGACACCAGCTGGCGTAGCATTTTTGATATTCTCACGGTATCTATCAGACATGAATGTATTATCATCCAGCTTGAAATGAAAGTCTATAATCATATCGTCGCCTGAGTTGATATAATCCCGTCTAAGCCAGTGTGTAGGGATGTCTGGGTTACTATCCCAAACAATCCGTGCGCCCTCTCCTGAGCAACGTGAGATGATTTCTTTGAACACCTGCTCATTAGCAAGTGACGCCTCATTTACATAAGCTCCAAATGCAGTAAAACCACGGGCTCGTTTTAATCCAGAAATGGAACCAGTATAGACCTGAACCACTTTAACACCACAAAGAATAAAAGCTCCGTGCTTATCGTACTTAAGTTCAATATCAAACATGTTATACAGTTCCTGAATGATATTATTTTGTATCGATGTTGAAGACGTTCCAGCTAAGATATACATCGGCTCATCTATGTTTAACCTATCCGCTGTTTCTCTCACTCGTGCAATCTCATTCATGAAGACCATGTTGTTTAGAACAGTTTTACCTGAACGTTTTGCACCATGGAGACCACAGATAAAAAAATCATCGTTTAATACCCGTGTAAGCACTTCTTCTTGTCGTTTCGTAAATTTATTTGTCGTCAAAAGCACCTCTCAAAGCCTTCGCAAACTCTATCAATTTGTCGTCTTGTTCATTATCCACGCCGATTTGTGATTTGAGTTTTTCGATTTCAAGTTCTAATTTTTCAGCTTGTTTAGCAGTCGGATAACGCTTCAATATCTCAGCTATCGCTTTAATAACTGTGTTATTGTCTGCCTTTTTCGTAACTCTATTCACCTCACCAGTGACAGGGTTCATCATCAAGATTTCTTCAAGACGCTTGCCTCTTGCAATGTCTGAGAGAATTGAAAGAGCCTCTTTGGCGCTCAAAATGTTTTCGTCGTGCATCTTTTCAGTTTCGGTTTGTATAAACGTTTTAATGCTTGCATTTTCTAGCAATTTACTAGCTGTTGTTTTAGCATACGCTTCACTATAGCCTGCGAATATTGCGGATTGATAGACTTTTCCAGTCCTCAAATACTCACTCGCAAACATCTTTTGTCTTTGATTTAACCCAATGTCCATCACCACCTTTCGGATAATCAAAAAAGCCACACGATGTGCGACCTTTCGGCAAGACGACTACTACCTTGCTTGTTAATTAGAAATCAATTTTCTGATTTATTTTTTTGTAGTCATTAACAACCTCTGAGGGAATCAAACCCTCTAGCTTATAACTTACCTAGGATATAAGTAGCTACGCAATCATGCAAGGCCCAGTCGATAAGCCGACCTTCTAATAAGTTAATGAGTAATATGTGAATGCTAAGCCTACTGCCTACCCCATTCTGGGACACAAACGCTCAAAGGAGAGGGGAGGACTCGAACCTCCAATGCCTTTACGACACCCTGATATTACAGGTAACCATCTACCAATTCTGAGACCCCTCTTTTCAATTCTTGATACTACTATTTTATCAGAATTACAAAACTGTGCTAACAAGTATCATTTTTTCCTGTACGATTTTGTAAAGTTCAATTTAGTTCCATTCTCTCCAAAACATCATTCAGTTCAGAGATAGCCATATTTCGCCAAGTGTAGAAAGTTGTTCTGCTGATTTCCATTTTGTCACAAATATCATCAACATACATCTTAGTAATGTAAGCCATCCTAAGAATAGACCTGCTCTTTGGATTTTTAAGCCTGTTAATCATTCTGCCTAATTCAATTTTCCTGTTAATAACTTCTTTAGTATCCTGCTCTATAGCCTCTTTCATCACTACCAGCTGAGTATAGACATCATCAACTTTTCTAGTCTGTCCACCTCGAACTTTGACATCTGACCACTTAGGACTTGAGAGCAAACCTGCCTCGAGCTCATTGATTTCATCTATACGGCTTTGGATGTCCATGTCAAGGTCTTGTAATTCTTTCAATAGCTCTTTAGCCTTGTTCACTCTCTATCTCCTTTGTGATATAATAGTCTTATTAGGAATTTAGCTGAGGCAGAGAGTGCCTTGGCTTTTTTATTTTATTCTTTATTCGTGATCACACTACCTGCACCGTTAACAGTGACCCAGCCATGCTTCTCTCTGGCTTCTGCTTCTTTCATCCGGATAAGATTATCTGTGATTGAGTCTGACTTAGCTTTGTTGGCCTTGGCTTCACCTTCTGCTTTGATGATACCTGCGTCTGCTTCGGCTTGAGCTTGAACTTTCTTGGTATCGGCTTCAACCTTAGCTTTTTCCTGTTCCTGTTTAGCTGTATCTATTTCCTTTTGTTTGACCGATTCATTTTTGATTGCTGCTTCAATTTCATCTCCAGCGTCTTGATCTGTAATTGTAAAAGAAACAAACTCTAGATCATAAGACTCAAATTTTTCCTTGAGAGTCTTGTCAATCATTTCATAAACTTCAGTACGCTTGTCACCGAGAATATCATAAATATCGTAATTTCCAGTTACAGATTCAATAGCACGCTGAACAGCAGGAGATACTACACTATTATTCACGTTTTCTAAGTCTGTGTAATTAGAGAAGACTGTCATAGCCTTTTCTTTATTGACTCGATATTTCACATCAATATTGGTGTTGAGCCATTGACCATCTTTTGTCTGAGTCGTGATTTTCTCCATTGTTTTTGTTTGAACAGATGTCGATAAGGTGTAGACTTTATCAATAAATGGCATTTTTAGATGATATCCTGTTTGCAGGGTATTTTCTTGAACACCTCCAATTGCGCTAACCTTTACCCCAACAGTATTAGCTGGGATACGTTTCACAGCCGTGAGACGAAAAATCCCAAGTGAAGCAACAGCTGCAACTGTAATGATACCGCCCTTAGCAAGTTTTGTAAGTGTCGTTTTTCCTGTTTCGTGATTGTATTGTGTAAACATTATTTTTACTCCTTTTTTAAATTATTTTCCCATCAAAAACTAGTGTTATTGTACCTGTACCATCTTTGTGTTTAGATACTAAAGCACGACAATCTGAGCCTAATTCAATACCCTCAACTGTGATACTGCGCTTTATCTTGTCAACATTGATGATTGTTCCCATTAATGTTTTAATTCTCATGTTCAATCTCCTCGATTAGCCAGTCAAGGTTCTTTCTGGCTTTCTTCAGGTCTTCAAGGCCGTTTTTCTTTTGGAATCGTAACATATACTTGATTGCATTGCCCCAAAAGAAAGCAGACGCTCCAGAAAGGTTCCCAACGAAGTTATGCACAACATCAATAGCCTCAAGACCGTTTGCGCCTTGGTAGTGGCTTGGTTTGTTTATGTTGTCAATTATTTCTGGGTTCATTATTTATCCTCCAAAAGCTCTGGGTTTGCGTAGATATTCCTCACGACCTCGCAATCCGTATGTCGTAACCACAATTCACATCCGTGTTGTTTAGATTCAAGACGATATGCTCCACCTCTATGTCTTACAACCTCATAATAAGTCGGTTCAGAATAGACATCCTTAGACATTTTGACAACATCCCCCTCAAAGATTTCCTTACCGTTCTTGTCTTTGAGTCCTGTTGATTGCATGATGACTAGATGATCAACAAAAACATAATCTGGAGAGCTTGTGACGAACTTCTGTTCAACTACTACAACTTGCCCACTTTCTGTTATTGCGAAAGTATCTTTAAACATCTCTTTATTTGTGGTATCCCACGCTCTAAATTTTGGTGTCATGTCAATTCCTCCTCTTTTACGAACGAGCCGTCAATCCATTTACCCTTGCGGTCTTTGATTTCTTGGTATGCCAGTTCAAAACATTCTTCAAAATCATAACCGAGAATATTGCTGATTGATTTTAACCAGATTACTGTACGTATCAAGCTTGATTTACGAACTTCCTTAGCAAAGTAATCATAATATAATTGAAATTCGCTTATATTTTTATTTAAAAAACCAAAACATGTCATTACATCTCTATCATTTCCCGATGATTTAAAAATCTCCTGCACGTCTACCTTAATCAGCAAGGCCAGCCCGACAATCACGACTGCACAATCTCCGATACTATCCTTGGTCAGTTGCTCATTCTTCTTGAGATAGCCTGCGCATAGTTCGCCAAACTCTTCGCTGAGTTTCAAAGACTGCTTGTCTAGTCGTCCACCGTTTTCAAGGTCACGATCAATAAACCATTGTTTTACATTGTCTAGTGTGTTCACAACATCACCTCATCCCCTACTTTTATTTTATCCCACTGTTCTCTAGTGACTACGAAAATCCCATAATCTCTGATAGTCACTGTATATAACTTCCCACGCCGTCCTTTCTCAAGGACTTTACCGAATATCTCAGCGCCTTGATTATCCGCCTTATAGATGATCATCGGGCGCTTTTCTTCTAGTTTTTTAATGTGGATACTCTGCCAGATGTTCAATCCAGCAGACAATAAAATCCAGATTGCGATAAAACGTTTCATTCTGTGTCCTCTCTTCCATCTCTTACTTTTTTCAAATAATATTTATATATTTCATTGTCGGTATGTTCATTTACTAACTTTTCAAGTGCTTTATTGACTACTTCAGACACGCTTCCATAACTACCATATTCTTTAATGGCTTCGACGTGGTCATATAGATCTTGTGTAATCGTTGCTTGTATCTTTCTAGGCATCACTCAACCTCATTTCCTCTCATGAATTTTGGCATGTTGCCAGAGTATTCCTCGTATAACCAATACTTTCTACAACATTCATCGTAATCATAAGTTTTTTTAATTTTTAATTTTTGTTTGAGCGTTTTTTTATACTTTTTCGGGCATGGAATGGAAAAACTTTCATCATGGACAGAAAACCAAGCTACAAAAAATCGATAAGAATATTTGTAGTGTTTTCTTTTTTGTCTAAGATTCATCACTCTACCTCCTCAATCTCTATCCCTGGGCAATCGAAAACCCAGTCGAAATCCGCATCTTCTAGTTGTTTGCGAGTAAATTTTGTAGCTATGCCACCCAGAGAGAAGAATAGTTTCTTATCCCCAGCATTATAATATAGCGGTTGTTTTGTCTCTTTCATCACTACTGTGTACCGCTTCTCTTTCTCGACCTCGTAGCCGAACTGATGCATGTTGACGAGGGTTTGAAATGGTTTGGTATTTTCGTCAATTACCCAATTTTCAAATTCATTTAGCTCGCTATCATTACGCTTTTTAAAAAGCTCATAGATACATTGAAACAAACTTGTTTCAAAATCATCCTTATTCTTTTCATACCAATCCGCCACAAACTGCGGTACTTTGACTGGTTGCGGTTCGTCTAGTTGATTCGCTAATTCATTCTCTACCTCTAATAAAATATAAGTATAGTCAGTGTTCGCTTGATACCCTGCTACTTTATGAATTGAGCCTTTACTAAGATTTTCCAAAAAAATATTAAGTTGCTCCACCGCTGACGTTTTTGCGTCGTCAATAAATTCTATATATCGTTTCATTGTTCTACCTCTTAACTTATCTTGTGGCTTTCCAAATTTCCAAATTCTTGGCCATGGTTTACAAAATATGAACCAATCAGAACCGCATCTGCCTCGTCGTC